GAGTTCGAGTGAGTACGATTCTGAGACAACGTGGAGCAGCTCATGGATGAGTGTCATTGCCTTTGACTTCTCATCGAGTGACTGGTCGATGGAGACAGTTGGCGATGGATGAGCCGACGAGAGTCCAAACACACCTTCGCCAAGATTATCTACTGCACAGACCTGGACCGTCAGCGCATTGAACCTGATCTTGTCGGGGAGGTGTTTCATGGCGAGGTTGTTTCTGGTGAGGTGCGTTCGTGACTGAAACTTTTTCTTTGGGTCCCGCATGGTGGGGGATAAGGGGGGGGGAGGGGTTCCTCCCCTCCTCCCCCCTTAGACCCCACCCCCCTATAGTCCCCCCTCCCACCCCCCTCCTCCCCTCCAACAGGGGGTCGTTTGGGGCATGGTTTGCGTTAGCGGAAACAAGGTCCGAATAAAATGAGAACTATACTTCTCAAATTATCTGGACCTTCGTTGGAGCCAGTTTGGGGCGGGGTAGGAGTCGCGGTAGAGCTCACGTAGGGCGGCTTCAATGGTGGCCTTCTGGCGACGCTCGGCGGCGCGTTGGGGGTCTTGGGCCATGTCCTGTCGCCAGCACCACACTGCCATCGCAAGCGCTTCAACGCGGTCATCGTGGTCAAGACACCCACGCTGCCGTGTGATTCGTGTGATTTGGTGCTGAAGGATCTCGTCCTTTGCGGCTTCTGGGTGGATCACAAGTCGGTGCTGATTCAGAATTGGCTCGAGATTCTCGATGATTCTGACTTCCTTCTGACCGCTGACCCGCACCGTCTGAACGCCGCACGACCAACCATCGGGGATTTGCGGATCATCGTTTTGCTCAATGAACAGCCGTTGAAGGTACGGCTCGAGCAGTTGCGCCATCATGCCCTGCCCGAAGTTGTCCTCAACGTAAACGTCGGTGACTCGCTGGCTTCGAGCCTTTGCAGCGATTTCCTCGAGCGTGTCGGGGCTGTAGCCACCGGGTAGCCCACCGACCTCCTTGACCCAAAGATACCCGTTCATGTGGCTAACTACGGCGAAACCAGTCTCATCTTCGCCCTTTCCGCTGGGATCTACCCACATCCTCGTCCCTGTGTAGTTGCTCCACTCCTTATCGAACATGATGGGCGACAGGAATCCATCGGTTCCGAAGCCGAGCGAAGGGACATCTTCGATGCGCGTTGACTGACCGGCGGAGTTGGTTGTACCCCAGGCAATGGTGTTTGGGGCTCGGTCGCGGTCCATTGCAAAGCAGATGAAATCGGCGAGTCGCAGGGGCGTCAGGAGGTCGCTACCAAGCTTCCACTGAAGCAGGTACTGCATCCGATACTTTGAGCGACCCTCAGACGCTTCGCGCGCGGCAAGTTCGTCTAGACTGAATCTATCTGGCCATGTCAAATCGCCCGACACCATGTCCTCAAACATGGGTCCAAGTGGGCATCCACAGCCCTCATCGCCAGGGTGACTGACGGGCCATGCTAGAATCTTATAGCCACCTGCTAGAAGGTGCTGATACAGAGTCTCCTCGTGATGTGGCGTGCCGAGGTAAACCACGTCGCCGCCGGGGATGAGTATGTTCTCAAACTCGGCGACCTGATCCCGCAGTCGATGTCGCATGTCGAGCGTGAGCGTGTTCTCGCTTGTCTCAACGTCATCGGCGACGATGCAAGTGGATCTGCTTCCTGTGATCTGACCTGTGATGCCATAGGCACAGAATGACGGCGTACGGTCTGCATCTGCGCCCATGACATCGAACATGAGGGCAGAATCGCGCTGACCCGCCTTGCGGTCGGGAACGAGATGCTGAAGGAATCGCGCTGCGCCAATCCACTTGCGAGCGAGGTGGAGCGACTCCTTTGCTGCTCGCTCAGACTTTGAGACGTAGGTAATCCGCTCATGCTTGGCGTTGGTAAACAGACGCCAGCAGCAGTAGGCGATGGTCACCCATGTCTTTGCTGCACCACGCCACGCGAGGATGCCACGGCGTGATGGGCCGTGTTGCAAATAGCGCGCAATCTCGATGTGATGTCGAGGTATGCGCTTGAGTCCGATCTCGCGCCACAGTTCTTCAAGGAAGAACGGGAAGTCCTCCGCAAGACGCTGGAGGTACGCGCGAGTCTGCTCGTTCACTTCTTGAAGCCGCGCTTCATCGCCGAGTATGCCTTCGGCGTGATCGTGCTCTTTGACTTTGAGCGGCTTGTTCCAGCCTTCTTGCGAGCGTTGATGTTTGCGTAAAGTCCTCGTTTTGCCATTTCATTTCCTACTCTTGCTGCCGCTGCATTTCCACTTTGCCCTCGAGAGCCGCAGCGGGCTATTGGGATCTCGAGCAGCTTTGGGGTGATCTCGCATCTGGCCCATAGATCGAGCGCAGTACGAGTCTCCTTTGCTTGTTCCTGGTCTGATGCGGTCACCGCCGCCCTTTGCCTGGCCAGATTGACCGTACGAAACTTTGCGTGATCGACCAGTGTCTGGATTACGAACAATCTTGACGAACCGTTTGCCGCGAGATGGTGTTGCCATTAGCAAGCACCCTTTCTTCGGTTTGTTGTTCGGCTTACTGCACGCAAGTTGCTGCGTGCGTTGCTGCCTCCGCGAGACAGGGGAACCCTGTGATCCACTTCGCGGCTGTCGCCAACCTTGAGTCCGAGCTTTCGTCGCGCGATGTTTCGTTCGCTGCGATTCTTCCGTTGCTCTGGCTTTGAGTGGTACTCGCGGTATTCCTTTGCGTAGTTGCGTTTCATGTGTTCTCCTGTTTCGTAATGAGTCGCGCGGTCCAGGTTGGTCGCTTGGTTCGGATGATGTTGCCCTTGTCGATCTCTACAACTGCAATTGCTGCGCCCCACTGACTGGTGTCTTTGCGCGCCATCCATTTTGGCTGAAGAGGGCCGACAGTTCCGACGTTCATGTACCAATATGGCAAAGGAACACTTCGAGTTCGTCTGCATTGGGTCAGCGGGACGGGGCGGTGGGTATGTCCGCGGATGAACAATCGGTGGGCCGCACCGCCCGTCATGTTGAAGAACTGGAGAGCCTCGAGCTCGTCAGAACTCTGTCCGCAATCAAACCCATGTGTAAGTACAACGGGACCGAGTTGGAGGCATCCACTAGCGTCCTTCCTGTACGGTGTCCAATGCCATTTCTGTGCTTCAGACGCGAATGGCTCGCTCCGCATGAAGGTGGTCACATCTCGCAGATCGCGTGGTATGCGGCGGGGATCGCAAGCCAGCAGGTTGTCATCATGGTTGCCCATGATGATGTGCAGGTGACACGCTCGAGGCAGAACCTCACGGATTGATTTCAGGAATGCCGAAGCGTGTCGGTATTCATCAAGCAACGAGTGTTCGTGTTCATCTGGGTGGACGCTTGCCGCAGATGCCTCAAATAGATCGCCACAATGGACGAAATGACTTGGCCTGATATCGTCTAGTTGTTTGAGCAGCCATTTGTGGGTTTCGGGTGGCGTAAAGGGCGAATGGCTACAACTGATCGCCGCAATGCGGCGTAAGCTCATGCAACATCCTCTTCGGCAGAAAGATTCGGTGGACGGAAGCGTAATCCACGCTTGCTCATTTCCGATACCAGGTCGTTGAGCGGACTGTCGGCAGTCTCTACCGAGTTGATCCCGTTGTCCTTTAGCAGTCCGCGAACCGCGTTGAAGTCGGCGGCAGTCGCCATGATGCGAGTGGGCTGTCCGTCTGGTCCGATTGTTTCCCGTCCGTCCCGCAGCACCTCGAGCATCCGCTGTGCAAGCAGACGCTGAAGATCGCTGTAGATTTTGTCGCTCATTGTGGCCTGAGTCCTGTCCGTGGCTTTGGACGCTCGGTGTCACTTGGATTCAGCAAAGGCGGTCGGTTCCCAAGTATTTCAATAGGCCCAACAGTCTTGTGAATCAGCCGTGATCCAACATAGTTCTGGAATGGCAGTATTTGCTTTAACCGATACCACTTGCTTGAATCGTTCTTTGCAAATGAGTACGGAATGTCAATCATTCTGGTTAAGAGTTGGGGGCCAGCACCGACCATAGCGCCAATTCGCTCGAAGGCGCTGACATTTCGTACCCCCGCTTCTCTTGGTATTGATCCAAATGTTCCAGACGGAATGGTGACACCGAGAGCTCGGCTTGGGCCAATGTTGAAGTTGTCGAGGTATCCAAGCGTCCTCATCACGTTTCCAAGCACTGCACCTTGCTGAATCGCGCCATACAGCTCGGAAACAGGGTCATTGACAAGCGCGCGGACGCTATCGTCGTAGTTGCGCCGATCCGACAATGCCAGTGATGTAGTCCGCAGCATCCATCCATTGAAAACCTGTGCTGCAATAAGAGGTGCAAGTTCCTTCATCTGCATTTGGGCCATCGGTCGCAGCTTCTGGTTGTTGTAGGCCGTAATGAATGCAGAGAACTGATTGACCAATCGCATCAATGGGAATTTGTCCTCTATGAGTGGTCTGTCAGCCACGCTTGGAGTGACATTGCGAAATCGCCTTGCGCTGTCTCGGACCTTGACAACAAGTGTTCGTTGAAGTGCAGCGGTTTCGCTGTCCCATGTATCAAGCATTGGGTGGACGATTCGGCTTGAGCGCAAAAAGGAATCAAACGGCATTGCGCTTGCGCTTGAACCGTCATACAGCAGACCGTGCTTATGAATTTGCTCCATAACGGTCTTTGCGTTGCTTGCATCAATGCCAAGTCGGTTTGCGCGCGCCATCTCGGTTGGCTTAAGGGTCTTGCCTAGCGCAAGTTTTCGCGCAGCATCAATCGTTTCCTGCATGTCAATAAGCGTTGCCCATCGTCGCGTCCAATCGTTGACCATGTTTAAGCCAATGACATCGCTGAAAAATCTTGCGCCGCCTTCTGTAGCCCTATCAACTTGCCCCGTGACGTTCCGCGCAAATTCGCTTCCACCGAAGCCTCGTTGATTCAGGATGTAGTCGGTATCTTCGCGCGTCAGTCTGGTCATCTGCGATCCCATGTGCATGAGTTCGAGCATCCGCCGACTCTGCGACTTGTTTAGATTCCGAAACAGTGGCGCAGAGGTCACCGACTCAATCAGCAGCGGCAAGCCTTTGATGGGATTCAGAATTGTGAAAACCGACATTGAAACCGTGTCTCCGAGGTTTGAGACGCCCATCATGCCACCATTCACAACAAGCGAAGATCGAGACACTTGTCTTGAAAACCACATGCTGCCCTCGCTTGGGCGACCGCCAGAGTCGTACATGGTCTGGCCGATCAATCGCTTGACGATGGCTCGAGTGTCTGTGATTTCACGCTTGAATGTTGCTGCGGCTAGGCGATTGGACTTGGCAGAACCTATGCCTTGTCGATTGAGGTCGGTTTCAAGTGTGACGAGCGAGTTCTCTGCGTCTACAAGCCATGAGAGCAGGCTATTGACGCCCGTAACTGCTTCGCGTCGTGTGCCTGGTTGCTCTCCGAGGGTGCGGAGTGCGCCGTAAACTTCGGGGTACTCGCGCATCATGCGTGCGATAGCGATGTGGCCAGCGACCTGTGCGTTGTAGCGCCTTGTCAGCTGCACGGGGTCGAGCAACATGTATGGAAGCAGCGTTGGGTGGATGCGCTGGAACTTGCGACTCATCAGCGAGGTCGGCTTGCCCGCACCGGCGACCGACTCGTACAGTTGCATCTGTGATGCTTCGTCGGTCATGTCGCGGAACCAGTTCTCTGCCGCGCGCCGATAGATGACTTCTGCCTCCTGCGTGTAGATAGCCCGAAGTTCTGGACTGAGCGAACGAATGTCCGTCAGTCTTTCGTCGTACTCGGGATCCTTGAGCATGGATTTCAGGCGATCTGCGGTGAGCGTTTTCTGCTTTGGCTGTCCCTCTTGCGGCAGAGTGGCAATGTCATCTGTGACGCGCAGCGGATCGAGTTCGCCAGGACGAATCGGGTGAACAAAGTCTGTTTTGAACGCCTTGTTGACAATCGCCGTGATCTCGCGGCGCACGGATTCGCTGCTCTTTCTAGGGTCGAGCAGTGCAACAAGCGCCGATCCCTTCAACTGCCCCGTGTTGGCATCGTTGAGTTTCATGGTGGCGATGACTGCCGCTTTCGCGCCCTCGGGGTTCCTGAGCATTGCGTCAGAGTCGTAGACACGCGGCATGTACGGCGCAACCCGCTGCTCAGTCTGTGTTTGGGCGATAGTTTTCGTACTGCGTGTTGATGCTGGCGCAACCGTGCCGCTCTCACGAATGATTTCAGCCCGTTTCACCGCCTGCTCTGGGTCGAACGCTAAGATCTGAAGATGTGAGCGATCTTGGCTAACAAGCCCCGTGTCTACGCCCTTCACGATTATTCCATCGTGTCCAGCGGCTCGAATACTCTGTAGTTTCTCGTTTGTCAAATACAACACGAACCTTTGTGACGACTCGCTAAACACAAAGGGATTGTTAAGCGTGACATTGAATCCTTCGGGCGTGCCAAAAGTTTCTGCGATGTCTCGATCTCTTGCCCCATACCAACCGTCGCCTAGTGCTGTGTTGCGGCCCATGCGTTCGCGTGCATAATCCGTAAGTTGCGCCTCCCAAGATCCTGCGGGCGCGTGCCATGCAGTAACAGTAATCGGTCTTCCAGTCGTTGCTTTGTGCCACGCACGTCGATATTTCAGAGTTGCGATACCATTAGCTTGTACCCTCGTCTCAATCGCGTCTTCTAGTGCAGCTGTTGCCACTGGCGCAACCGTGCCGCTCTCACGAATGATGTCCTGCAAAAGTCCAGCGTCAACGAGTTCGTCGTACATCTCGCCGAAATACTGTCGCAAAGCACCCGCGTACTTCTG